CGGGGAACCTGTTATCTTGAGATTTTGCAAAGTAAAAGTTACCTAAGTGGTTGGTGGTGGGGTACTTGCATTTTTTGCCGCAAACTACTAACAAATCAAGCATCGAGCTTTTGTAATTCGTGCTTTGTTGGTTAGTAAAAACTTGCGTAAGTCGATGTGTCATTTTGGCAGTACCTTTAGTCGAGCTTCCCTCCGGCCTCAACCCACGCTTCAACGATGGGCTTGGCTTCGGCCACGAACTCGGCCCGTTGTGCCTCGCTCCAATCGTTAACCCGCTTGCGGGATACCCATTGGGAGGCGGCGACAAGGTAGGAGTGCCAGGGCTTGGGGTTGCGGGGTGCGCTGTTCTCGATGGGGTCTGGGAGAAGCCCCGCCCATAGTGCCAACTGACGAAGCTGGGTAGGCTCTGGGCTGGTAAGGCTTGGCCTTGCTCCAGCCACCCTTTTTAGCCGCCTTGCCTGTTCCTCGGATACCCCCCCTACCCTTAAAATTTCTTGGGTATTTAGCCCCTCTGTTTCTGCTGATAGGATGATGTCGCCAGCGTCTGCCGCTAGGGATATGGTTTCGGCCATGGTCTGCACGGCCTGCTCGCGGCTTTCCTCCAAAGCCTTCACCGTTTTTTTAAGCTCCATTCCGATGCGTTTCTCGTTGTCGTTGGCTACGATTGCCTTGCTCATTTTGGGATTTCTCCTTGGTTTATGCCTCGGCCTCAACAAGCTCTTGGGCTTCTTTGCTGGCCTCGGCTGGTGGTTGGATTTCTCTAAAACGCCATTGGGCAAAGCCCCTTTCTGGATGCGGGGGCTTGGATGAGTTTGGGTTTTTAAGCTCTTGTAGGTACACAACGACCTCGCCCGGCTCGCCCTTAAAATCTACGCCAATCCCCAGCCCCCTCACCGTGTAAGTGCGGTCTTTTAAGGGTAGGGCATTGTAGTAAATGAGCAGTTCGGTTGGGAAGCGGTCATCTACACAAAGCACCCTTGAGCCAGCCCTCATCGTTTTTTGCCTCTCTTTTTCAGCCCCTTTTCCCATGCCTCCCGATCCCATTTTGGGCATTCCTTCCGCCGTCTTTCGTGAACCCGCAAGGCTCGCTCCTTATAGATTTGCCTTACCCTTTCGCTCCGCTGAATTCGTAGAACTAGCCCCGTCCGTTGGGTTAGTTCCGATAGCCGGGCGGATAGGGCGGCTCTTGTGTATGGCCTTCCCGTGTTGGGGTTGAGATACCGTCTTGCAATGCTCGTTAGGCTTTCTGGGGATCGGTTCGTTGCCAAGGCGAGCAGGGCTTCGTCTAGGGTGTCATCCCTTTTTGTTCGGAGCATCGGGCTATCGGCCTCGGTCTTAATCGTCTCCTCTATGATTTGAGCCGTTGCTCTTGCCAATTCATCTAGATTCATCGCTGGGTTTTGGGCTTTAAGGTGCGCAAGCCTTTCCCTAACGACATCCTCCAACCTGTCCACTTGGTCAGCCATATCAACCGTGTAGGATGCGGCGATGCTGTCCGCTGGGTCTTGGCCGTCAGCTCTCATCGGCTCCCCTTGCCCAAATCCAATGGCTGTGCTTGCTTGGCCTGATGATTTTGCCCTGCTTTTCCAACCATCGGGCGTGGTATTGAATCACGGGCTGTTCCATCTTGAGAGCCTTTGCGATCACCGCTGTGGGGATGGCGTTGAGCAATAGCCTTTCGATTACTTGGCGTAGCATCTTGATCCGTTCCTGCGAGCGTCCCGCTTTTGTGATTTTGCGAAGCTCGGAGTTATCCGGGCATAGTTCAATTAAAAGCCTTTCGGCTCTTAACTGGTCAGACTCGATGGGGGCGGCTTGCATTAAAGGATTTCTTTAGGCTCTAACTATGGTTCGTCAAACGATGGCTTAAGGTTGTTTTAAGTTATTCGGATTTGCTTTTGGTCTCTTCGATCGGCCTAAGCCATTCAATGGGAACTGACATTTGAAGTCCGCTTGGGTGCGGAATTACAACTGCCTTTCCTCCGCCCATTTTTCCACGATAATTTACCAAACAATCCTGCCCGGTGAACGGCGAGTGCATTATGACAATATCTCCGACATTCACAGAAAATACTGGGCGATCTTCTTGCCGTTCTCGGTTTGAACATCACGGCTTTGGATGGTCAGCCCCGCCTTTTTCAAGTCATGGATGCGGGAGGCTAGCCGGAAGATTCCGTAAAGCCTCAACGCTTCCAATGCCGTGATCGGCTTCCCGCTCTGTAAGTGGGATAGCACTTGTTGGCATTGCTTTGATCCGATTGGCTTGTTCGGGTGATGCGTCTCCGTTGGCTCAACGAAGTCCATCGTTAGTTGGGATGCAAAGTGGAAGGTCATTTGCGCTTCCTAATATATTCAACTTTACGCTTATTGTCGCCAACCCTCCAATTTCGCTTTTCAGCATGAAGAATTGAGGCGTGATCGCATCCCCAAGCCCTCGCGATGGCCGTTGTTGTGATGCCTGCCTCTCTTTGCATACGCCAGATTTCCCACCGCCTTTGCACAACCTCTGTCGTCCTATTTTTCTTTTTGCCCCTTTTGCCTGGAATCATGCGGAGGTCTTGAGGCACTTCGATTGTAGGGGCAAGGGCCTTGGTAAGGGTCAAACGCGTTTTTAAGCCCATTTCCGCCTCAATACGGGCCACCTTATCGCAAAGCGGCGAAAGCTGGGATGCCAATTCAGCCGAAATCTCCGGGGTAATCCTTTTATTGGCTTCCCTAATTAGCCTTTCCTTAATGCCGACCCGCTCTTCGAAGCTTTCTAGCTTTTCCTCAACTGCTTTAAGCCTAATAGATATGGCGGCTATTCCAGATTCAAGCATTTCGGTGTCTAGCATCATGACGGACTCCCTGCCTTTTGCCATTCATAGAATGAGTCAAAACCCATCACCCGATAAAGGGGCGCGGACTCGCACGATGATTTGATTTGTGGTTTTGGTTGCATGGTTTGTGTTCCTTTCGGTTGTGTGTGTTGGTTTCTGCGAAAGCAATTTCTGGCGGCGGCTTGCCAATTCTTAACGGGCGCACGGCCTCCGACTTTCCATCCGTTAGCCTCATAGTGGTCGAACGCTCCTTGAACATCCTTGCCCACCCACCCAATACTCTTAGCGTAGGCCAACCAATCCGCGAGCGCGGGGCGCACTTGTTGCGCCCTTTCTTTCTTAATGTTCTTATTGTTATTGTTATTGTTATTATACCCCAATCCATTGACGATAGATGGGCGATCTATTGACGATCTATGGTTCATCTTTGATTCATCCCTGCGCCTATATCCGTCCAATCTATCATTCATCTTTTGCAACTGCTGGGCTACTCCTTCATGGTAAATTGCACCATCTTTTAATTCATAAACCCTTGCAACTTGAAGCTCTTTTAAGGCAACTCCGCAATCATCCCCAACGCTTCTGTTCAACTGCTCTGTTGTTGGTATGTTTCCACCGATCAATAGTTTGCCTCCGGCGTTGGCCTTATACATAAGGCAAAGGAGGTGAATCCAAAGCCCCCTAGCCTCAAGGCTGACCATCCCCAGCTTCTCGTTTGAGAGCCAGCGGTTAGTCTCGAAGGGAAACCAGAAAGAATCTCGCTTCACTTTTTACCGTTCTCCAAATCACGCTTTTGGTATTTCTTTGCTCGCTCAAGAAGTTCCTTTGCCATGACTTCCGCCAGGTCGGCATGGTGCAAAACATCCTTATAAGATTTATGCTGGGCGTGGCTCCATTCCTTCTGCATTTCTTTGAGCCGTGCCGTTGTGTATTTAAGAAGTTGTTTAAGGTAAGTAAGTCTTTTTACGCTCATAGAAAAATCTCCTAGTCTTGTCCCACCCGAAGGCTACGGACAGAATTATGCCGACCAATCCTGCAAATATAAAGCCCACGATCAGCCCCAGCCCGACCATTTGCTTTCCAATATTTGAAAATATTTCTGGCATAAATCTCCCTATGCGATAGGAGCTTTGGGCCACGGCGACCAAACACGAACCGCTTTAGCTCTTGTCCAATTAGACAAATAAAACTCTCCGTAATGGTAGCGAGCCGCCAAAACAGCCGCTCCAACGACAACAAGGCATTGATCGTTTTCCTCTGGTCTATCATTTGAATCCCTCCATTCAATAAGCCCGAATTTTGTTTTTGGGATTTGAACATCATAGGCGGACATAAGGGCTTCTCCTTATGGCCGTTACGGCATCGTTGTATAGGTCTTTCTGCACTTGATCCTCAGTTCCGTCTCGCAGTTGCTCCAAGAGCAGGGCGCACCGCTCCCTTTCAAGAGCGGCCACTTGTGCGCCGTATTCCTTTAGCAAGGTTGCGGTTTGGTTCATGTAGGACATTGATATGCTGGATGCCTCAGAAGGGGATTTCATCTTTTTTATCCTCCTCAATGACGGCCTTGATGACTGCCCTTAATTGCAAATCCTTTTTATAGGGTTGCCCATCCGGGGCGTTCTTTAGGGGTTGTTCGTTTAGCCACATCAGCCAAGAAAACCCCTCGGATGATCTGGCGATCTGGCGAACGGTCTGGCCTTTGTATTTGCCGAAGCCAACAACCATGTCCTTTACCTCGGAGTCCTTGGTTTTCTTTTCTTCTACCAACTGCGCGGTAATCTCCTTGACCTCTGCCGCCGTAGGCTCTTCGTATTTGTCGGCGTTGAGTTGCTTATCATCAAAGCCCCCGAAAGGAACTTCCTCGGCTGGGGTGGTTGAGAGGTTGCGATCAATTAGGACAACCACATGGGCAAAGGCTGAACGGCAAGCCCGACTGATTGCTCTGGTCTGGCACATCGCTCGCTTGGCGTAGGTAGGCCGCTTTGCCCACATCTCCTCATCATCGCCAAGGAACCCCTCGGCAGTTGCAATAACCTGGCCTGTGTCCATGCGCCGCACTTCACCAATACAACGCCAGCCATCCTCGACCCGCTCGACATCACGGGCAGAGGCCACGCATCCGTGGGCTACTGCGATTGATTGCCAGCCCTCAACCCGAACATAATCTTTCTGGCCGATTCGCTGGGCGGTGGCCTTGACGATTTCCCTGCAAGCCCCGGCAACATCAGTTGCCTGTCGGATATGGGCGGCAACGCCGTTGGTTCCGTTGCCGTGCTGAATGATTTGTGTTTCGCTCATTGTGTGTTCTGCTCCTTTATTTTTTGGTTTTGCCTTTCTATTTCTGCAAGAAACTCCTGTGCATTACGGGCAAAGATAAGCCTTCCAGTTATTTTAATCTGCGACCCAAAGTGCTTCCTCACCCAATAGTCATCAGCCTTATTCGCCATCATCTGATCCTCTAGGTCTTGCCGCCTCCAAGAGTTAGAATTTAGCTCGTTCCATGCCGCATCGTATTGGCTCATTGTTTTCCTTTCATGGTTTGGATAATTGGCTCTATCCACTTGGCGGTAATCTGATGGGCGGGAACTCGGAAAAGCAAGATGCCCTTTTCGGCTAGGCGATTATATTTCTCAATGTCCTTCATAAACCCGCTTGGCCTTGTATGCCTTCCCTGAACCCAGATTGCGCCCTCGATTTCAACGGCAACACCATTGGCAAAATAATCCACCCGCCATCTTCTTGTCGGCTCGAAGCGGTATTCCTTTTGAAGTTCTGGCCCACCCAGAACCCGCCAAAGAAACTCAAACTTATTTAGTTTCGCATTTGCCATTGGGTCATCCTGTTAGGCTTGCTTAATTCCTTTTGATCATCAGCCATCTTTTCCAGCCGATCCAACTCCTCTGCAACAAGCAGATAAAACTTGCGCCTCTCATAATCCTTTTGCTCGAAATATTTAAGAAGCTCCTTGCCCCCAAACCATATTGAGCAGATTAAAAAGATAAGGAGAAATTCAATCATAGGATTCTCCACTTATGCCAAGGCAAGGAGCAATGGCTGGGGTCAGTTACGAAAGGATAGCGGTCATCCTTCTTCATTACGAAGCCCTCCCAAACAAGCCCCCCACGATTATGAAAGTTCATCTCCTCCCAAATGGCCTTTAGCTTTTTGTGGTTAAGCCGGGGCATCCGTAGCAAGGTGTTTTGTTTTAGCTCAAAGGTTGCTGGCTCGATCTCCTCAAACTCCTTGACCCGCTGGGCGTAGGGTTTGGGATTGTCGGGGTCGAAGGCATCAATAACAATAATGGTTCCAATTCCCCGCTTCTCCCGCATCCCCATAATTTCGCAATCAATAAAGCGAGATTTGATCCCGGCAGTTGCCAACCGCTTGAACATCAGCGGGGCGTTGGATGCGATCTTGCCGTGGCGGTTATAGGCCAAGCCTTCTTTCTGATCGAACCAACCCCTCCATCCATTTGCCTTCGGTTCGATTGCCCACTCGTTATAAGTCTCCGACCAAGGGGCATCAGCGGCTCCGACTGGTCTTGCGGGGTAATAGGATTTCACTTTAAGATTTTTAGTTTGGCAGTCTAGGGATGTAAAGTTTTTTCTGCCTCTGCCCTAGCGAAGTGCCAAGCGTAAGTGCCGATATAAACCGAGGGCTTTGTTGCCACCACATTAAACTCTCGGTCGGCGCAGGCCAAAGCATCTTCTTCCGTCATGCCTTCACGCATAAACTGATCGACTAGGAGTTGGTATTGTTCGCTCATTTGCTTAACCAGATTTCTAGCCAATCCCCAAGGGAAAGGCCAACGAGGATTCCGACCATCACGGCTATGTAGATTTTGAATGCTTGTTTCACGCTAGGATTTCCTTTCTTGGTTGGTTAAAAAGTTGCGAAACCAGCGGCAACCCGCTTATAGTCTTTATTTTTTGGATCAAGACCACGGCGAAATAGCTCGGCTTCCATTTCTGGAATGCCTCGTTGCTCGATCATGCGCTGTTTGTAGGCCGCAACTTCTGCGTAAGGCCGCCACTCGGTGCGATAGCTTTGCCCAAACTGATTTTTGGGATTTATTGAC